GACTGGTGAGGTCGTCCATCCTGCTGCTGGCTTCAACGTGATTGCTACTGCGAACACGAAGGGCAAGGGCAGCGATGACGGTCGATTCATCGGCACCAATCTGCTCAACGAAGCATTCCTGGAACGTTTCGCCATCACGGTCGAGCAAGAGTATCCTCCTGCTGCCACCGAGCGCAAGATTCTTGAGAAGAATTTCGCATTGTACAATCTGACTGATGCAACGTTCATTGATCGTTTGATCACGTGGGCTGAAGTCATCCGCAAGTCTTTTGCTGACGGTGCGGTTGATGAAGTTATCTCGACTCGTCGTCTCGTGCATATCACGAAGGCATATTCAATCTTCGGCAATCGCCTGAAAGCAATTGAGATGTGCTTGAACCGATTCGATACTGACACCAAGACTGCGTTCTTGGATCTGTACACGAAGGTTGATGCGGAGGCAACTGCTCCAGTTGCGCCGAAGGATGATGCTCGGGTAGAAATGATCAATGATCCAAACACTGGCAATCTTACCGTTCGTGTGACCAAGTATGATCAAGCAAAAGAAATAGTATTGTCACCGATGGATATTGTTGAGCATCAGGGTCAGGGATTGAATGTTGATCAAATTGTTGATCGTGTCTCCAAGACTTTGATCACTGCTCTTGATCGCGAAGCCAATGAAATGCCGTTTTAATCGCAAGAGTTTACTTTTACTCTTTGTTGTAATATAATAGAGAGTATGTCGCAAGATAAGCCCCACTCTTGCGATTTTATTGACGGGGTGTTTGTTGAGGTTAATATTATGTCTGCTATTTATTCGATGTACAACTATCTTGCAGATGGTAACACGGTAACTACGCGACAGGCTCGTACCTTGTTCAAGGTTGAGAATGTTGCTGATCTCGTGTATCGTCTCCGCAATCATGGCGTGAGTGTCTACACGAATCGTGTTACGACCAGCCGTGGTGAGAAGACGGTTGCTTATCGTCTCGGCACTCCGAGCGAGCAATTTGAGAAGTATTTCGATCGTGGTCAGGTTGGTCGCGCTCGCAAGACTCTCTATCGCAATGCAATCAACGTTGCGATGAATGGCTAATCTGCCAATTCTAAAAACGTGAATCGTTCTGGGGGAGTGCAATGCTCCCCCAGTTTCATTTGGATTTCGGAAAATACATAGGTTGCTTTTTGAATTCTTTGCATATATAATGTCATGACAGGAGAAAATATCATGACCAAAATTATTGTAGCAAAAACAAAATATGATTGTGAGCATCTACTTGGACAATTTGTAGATGAATCAAATTTCGACATTCTTGTTGAAGAAGATACTGATTGTTATCTTCCTGCTGACTGCGATCCAATCAACAAGTTAAATTGCACGAAGGGTGATTGTAAAGATTGCGAAACTCTTGATACAAAATCTGAAAAGAAAATTGCATTCAAGTTTCGCAAAAACTTCTTCACGAAAGAAGAACAGGAACAAGCCTATGTTGGGTTGCGTGAAGCAGCAACGCCAACTCAAAATCGTGGACTTGCTGCTGGACCAAAAGGCGAGAAGTGCGGCGGTCGCGAATGGGTGACTGAATTCCAAATTCATGTATTTGATCTCTTGCAAAAAGAAGCAGAGAACACTGCCGTGCAAGTTGACATTGAGGCAGAAATTGAACATCTTCGTGAGATTTATGCTGATAAAGAATCAACACGTGGTCTTGTTTGGTTGTCTGCGCTTGTAAAGCAAGACGATTTCAACTTTGAAAAGTGGCTGAAGAAAGTTATGAAACTTTCTGTTGTTGAACGCAAGAAAGAAGCATTCACAGTCGAAAACAAATACATTTCCGACACCACATATGCTAATCAAGTGAACTCTGGAATTGCAGGATGGTTTGATCGTTATCCTCGCATTCCATATGGTCGTGCAACATCTTACACTCAACATTCGTTTGATAAATTTAAGATGTCATTCCCTTTCTTGCAGTCACTCAATCGTGGTTTTAGAGAATTGCTCCCACAACGTTGGGCTGCTCAACGCGCTGCTGCAGATAAGATTGATCCTGCATTCTTGGTTCCTGAAACTGTCTTCACGACAATCACTGTGAACAAGACTTTCCGAACTGCTGCTCACCGAGATGCTGGTGACTTCAGTGACGGATTGAGCAATCTTCTTGTGCTCTCAAACAATGGTAACTACAGTGGTGGTTATCTTGTGTTTCCAGAAATTCGTGTTGCCGTGAATGTCCGTCCAGGTGATCTTCTCCTCGTTAATAATCATGAGGTCATCCACGGCAATACACCTATTGTGTTGAATGATGATGATGCAGAACGCATCAGCCTTGTTTGTTATTTGCGTGAAGGAATGCTTGATCTCGGAAGTAAAGAATATGAAGATCATCGATTTAATTATGTTGAGTCACGTCGAAAGAACCCAGAACACCCACTCCAACGACGTCTTTGGAACGGTATTTCCGAAGGAATGTGGAAAGAAAAAGAATGGTATGACTACCTGGAAAGAAATGCTGGAAAAGAGATGGTTGAGAAATATCATCCAGAAGCGTACAAAAAAGAATCAACTCTAGAAGATCTATTCGTTTAATATGTGTGCAGTCATTGGTGCATATCTTGAGAATCCTTCTTCTCAAAATTTAAAAATGTTGGCTGATGTGTTTCGTGAATCTAGCATTCGTGGATTGCATGCAACTGGCATCTCTTGGGTTCGCGACAATAGAGTCCATGCAATGATCTCTGCAACTCCTGCAGGAAAGTTTGTTGAAGCATTTGATTTGAAAACAGCATTGAATGAAGATGGCAATCTATATCTAATCGGTCATTGTCGCTATTCAACTTCTGATCTGAATTACAATCAACCGCTCTGGGATTCAAACTTTGCAATTGTTCATAATGGCGTTGTGAGTCAAGAGATGCCAGAGAATTGGGAACGTCTGTATGGATACAAATGTCAGACTCGTAATGACTCAGAATTAATTCTTCATACACTCCGAGCAAAGAAGTCTCCTCTTGTAGAATTTGCTGATGCGTCAATGGCAGTTGTTGAACTCTACAAAGAAAAGAAACTACGTTTCTATCGCAATGGCAAGCGACCAATTTACTTTACTTCTCTGCCAAATGGCGGTATAATTACTTCAACGAAAGATATTGCTGAACGTGCCAATTTAAAAGGTACAGTTGAAGTTGATATGAACTCATATGTCACCGTGAGCAAGGGTTCTTTTGTTAAGGAGTTTGTTCAAATTGAAGGTGCAAAAGATTTACAGCCATGAAGTTTGCTGATTCAGAGACCGTTGTAAGTTTGATTCGAAATTCACCAGAGGGCAAGAACACTCGATTTCTTGCTGCATCACATAATCTCTGGATTCGATTTCAGAACTACGATAAGTCGCCGCCGATGATTCTTGAAGACAATGGTAAAATTGTCTCGCTCATTTTTGCAACTTTCAATCGCGACAAGTACACCAACCTTTATGAAATCGTAACGGCGGAAGGATGCGAGGGTAAAGGTTATGCCTCGCGAATCTGGGATGAATATGTAGATTATGCTGTGAATGTGCAGAACATGAAGCGTTTGAAAATCTCTTGCACTCCAAGTTCTGTCACATGGCATATGAAAAATGGTCTTGTGTTTTGGGCAGTCGATCCGACTGGATCATTGCGTTCAGATCAACCATTGTTCAAGACTAGAGCAGAACAATTAGAATTTAGAAAACGTGCAATAAAAGATCCAAGCATCGCTTTACCATCGGATGATCGAGTTCGAAATCAATTGATCAATGAGTCTCTTGAATCACATAAATTCGGAAAAAAGAAACTTGAGATTGTCAAGAAAGCCATTGATGATGTTGGTGTTTATTGGCTCCGTGATGCGTTATTGAAAACAAATGTTGAAAGATTCTTTGAATAATCGTAGAGAAAATTTCATTCGTTGGTATGCATGGTCGCTGAAATTTGGCGATTGTGATCCCGCAGTTTGGATGACAAATTACCTCCACAAACGTTATGAACACAACGATGAGGAAAGGCTCTGGTTTGCATGGCTTTATGGTAACACATATCAATTACCAACTGCATGGGTTCTGAAAAATGAATTTCCAGATTATGAACTCGCCACCGTGGATCGTATCACTTGGTGGAACACGCATAATTACAAAAGATTAAGATACCAAACAGATACAAAGTGGAACAAAGGTCACTTGCCAGCCATGTTCGAATCTTACCAAAAATTTATCGGCAAGAAAACGCAACGTGAAGTGCTGGAGAGTTATTATGGAGACAACGAGAAGCAAACTTTCGACAACCTTTGGAATAATCTTAAAAATTCTCTTCATAAATTTGGTCGTTATTCCACTTGGTTTTACCTTCAGCATCTCACTCATACTGCTGGTATTTCTTGTATACCTACTAGCCTCATGCTTGACGATTATGCAGGCTCTCGTTCACATCGTAATGGTTTGCATCTTGCCCTCGGCGAAGATGACAAGTATGATGGGAAACTTACTGCAGCAGAATGCAATGACCTTGAAAGCAAAGCGAAGGACATTCTTGAGGAAACCAGATTTCGATTCCCAGGATTGAGCAATCAAATCGATTTCTTCACAATGGAGACTTGCCTTTGTTCGTATAAGAAAATCTTCCGCGAACGTCATGGGCGATATCTTGGTTACTATCTTGACCGTCAGTCTGAAGAAATCATGCAAGCAGAGCAAGATGGTTGGACAGGCATTGAATGGAATGTCTTATGGCAAGCAAGAAACGAAACACTTGACGAAAGGCTTGCATCAAGAAATAAAATTAACAAAGAAAAGTTTACTTATTACCTGAGAACAGGTAGAATAGAAAATCTCAATTGGATGTTCGATGACGAAGAAACTGTCAAAGAGGGACTGGAGGCATTATGGTGAAAGTGATTGCGATGGGTGGTGAGCCAGCAACTGGTAAAACTACTCTGATGTTTAAATTAATTTCAATGGCTGACGATTGGCAGATTGTGAAGCCAGAGAAACTTTTAGATGCCATGTATTCCGCAAAATTGAATCTGTACATTCTTGGTAAGTATGAAACTGGAGACAATGTATTCCAGGGAACTGATCGTCTATCAATGGCAGTGCAGCCAGATGCTATGGCATTCTTTGAATCTATTAAAGATGCAAATGTGATCTTTGAGGGTGACAGACTCTTTAATGGTAAGATGCTTGATCGTCTTATGGAATTGTTTCCAAATGATTTTAAAGTCTTGATTCTTACTGCATCTCACGATACAAAAGAACAGCGTCATGTTGATCGCAAAGATGATCAAGATGATAAATTCAAGAATTCTCGTAAGACAAAGATATCGAATATCATGGGTTCGTTAATGTTAATGGACTATATAGATGTAATGGTCAACGAGAATCTCGATGATCAAGCAAAGATTATTGGTTACATTAAGAAATTCTATAACTGGAGTGAATAATTATGCAATTAGAAGTTAAAGTAGAAGAGTTGCGCAAAAAGAAATTGTTTATCGCAACTCCAATGTATGGTGGTATGGCACATGGTATGTTTGTCAAGTCGTGTCTTGATTTGCAAACAATCTGCTCAAATTATGGTATTGAAGTTCGATATTCGTTTATCTTCAACGAATCACTCATTACTCGCGCTCGCAATTATCTCGCCGATGAGTTCCTTCGCGCAGAAGGTTTCACTCATATGCTGTTCCTTGATGCGGACATTCATTTCGATCCGCGTGATGTGATTGCATTGCTTGCTCTTGATAAAGAGATCATTGGTGGACCATATCCAAAGAAGTCGATTAAGTGGAGCGCAATTAAGGAAGGTGTCACAAAGAATCCAAATATCTCTCCTTCAGATATGGAGAAACTTGCTGGTGACTTTGTGTTCAATCCTGTCCCTGGAACAGAAAAGTTCTCTGTAGCAGAACCAGTTGAGGTTCTTGAGATCGGTACTGGTTTCATGATGATCAAGCGTGAGGTATTTGAGAAGTTTGAAAAAGCCTATCCAAACCTTCGCTACAAGCCAGACCATGTCGGTCAAGCAAACTTTGACGGCACTCGCTACATCCATGCTTACTTCGATACTGTCATTGACAGCAAAGAGAATGGTGGTAAGGGATCGGATCGTTACTTGTCTGAAGACTATATGTTCTGCCAGTGGTGGCGTAACATTGGTGGTCAGATCTGGTTGTGTCCTTGGATGCGCACTCACCACATTGGAACATATGCATTCACTGGTGATATGCCAGCCGTTGCAAACTTTGTCGGATCTCTATAATCGTATATGATTGTCGGATTAGTAGGCTTTATCGGAGCAGGTAAAGGCACAGTTGCAGATCTCTTGGTCGATCGTCATGATTTTGTCAAAGAGAGTTATGCAAACAGCGTCAAAGATGCATGCGCAACAATCTTTGGTTGGAATCGCAGTATGCTCGAAGGTGACACTCCAGGCTCAAGGGCATGGCGTGAACAAGACGATAAGTGGTGGTCTGATAAATTAGGCAAACCATTTTCACCAAGATTGGCATTGCAACTTATGGGCACAGAGGCAGGACGGGATGTTTTCCATCCTGACCTCTGGGTTCATACCGTAATGCGTCGTTGTGAGCAAGCACCATGGCATAACTATGTCATTGCTGATGTAAGATTTCCAAATGAGATCAAAGCAATTCAAGATAGTGGTGGCAAGGTTGTTCGCGTTCGTCGTGGTGATGATCCAGAGTGGTATAATCTTGCTCGAGAATGTAATCTAGGTCATCACAGTTTAGATGTAATGCGTAATGCATATCCTGAAGTGCACTACTCAGAGTGGGCTTGGATTGGTTCGAACCATGATATTATCATGGACAATAATTGTAATTTAGATGAGTTGACAGTGAGGGTTGACAAGTTGGTTGATTCTCTTTATAATAATCGTGTTGAAGCAAATGAGGTCGTTAATTATGAAACTTTCTGATGAAACAGTGACAGTGCTTAAAAATTTCTCAAGCATTAATCAAAGCATTCTTGTAAAAGAAGGCAGCACGTTGAAGACACTTTCTCCACACAAGACTATCTTTGTGGAAGCAACCGTGTCTGAGACTTTCCCTAAAGAGTTTGCAATTTTTGATTTGAATAAGTTGCTTGCGAAGATCTCTCTTTACAAGGAAGCGCATCTTTCTTTTGAAGAAGATCGAATCAACATTGCGACAGAAAATCGCAAGAAGTCTGATTTTATTAAGTATTGTGCACCAAAACTTATTGTCACTCCACCAGAGCGCAGCATCACACTCGGTGATCCTGATTTTAAATTCAATCTTTCTCAAGAAGATCTTGATTGGATGAAGAAGTCTGCTGGCATCTCTGGCTCGCCAAACTTTGTGTTTGAGAGCGATGGTGATACGATCCATTTCATCGCAACCGATGTATCAAATGATGCAGCCGACGTTTCGAAGATTGAGATCGGATCTGGTGATGGTAAGAAGTTCCGCATCGTAATGAAAGTCGAAAACTTCAAGTTGATTGAAGGTTCGTATGAAGTCTTGATTGCCAAGAAAGGTCTTGCAATGTTCAAACACAGCAGCCTCGCAATCAATTATTACGTTGCAATTGAAGCCGCTGAATCTTCATTTGGAGATGAATAATGAAAGTCGATAAAGCAAAGGTTCTTGGCTGTCTCCAAGAAATCTCAAATTCGCTAACTCGTATTGAAGCCGAACGAGATCTCATTAAAGAGATTCTCCAGAAGATGCAAGATGAGTGCGAACTTCCAAAGAAGTTGAGCCGCAAGTTGGCGAAAGTCTACCACAAGCGAAACTATGAGGAAGAGTTGGCAGAACAAAATGATTTCGTAGAAGTATACGAAATCGTTGCTAAATAATAACATTGGGGTGCAATTTCTCATTGACGGCACAATCCGCCAGACTGCTCGCCGTGGGAGTTCACCTTCCCCGCCCCATCTTCTCTTTGGAGTTGTGTTATGTTTAAATCTGAATGGAAATTTTTAGTCTTTATTTCGTTTTTTGTTACACTAGCAATCGTTAATACTCAATATCTCTGGATTCCAGCATCTGCACCAATTGTTCTCCTAGTATTGACTATTGCTGTAATCTCGATATGGGAGCATAAACGTGGCAACAAGACGTAATTTCTTTAAGTATCTTGGTCTTGCTGGTGGCGTTGCTGGTGGTGGCATTGTTGCCGCTGCAGCCGTTTTGCCAGATCCTGAAAAAACAGAATGTGTAAAGAAACTTGACACGACCATGACCAATATACAATTTCAGCAAACCTATGGTCAAAGACTTTCAGATCCAACACCATTATCAAACCATATGTTACCACGATATGCTCCTGGTACAAGAAAGGATGTTAATGTTGGTATGAATGTTGGTCCTGATGGTGAAATGTACTTGAAGATTAATGGTAAGTGGCGTAGAATAGTAACTGAGTGACAAGGAGTTTTATATTATGGTTGAAGCATTGTGGGTTGAAAAATACCGCCCTCATACTATTGCCGATTGCATCCTCCCCGAGGAATACAAGACCACTTTCCAGTCGTATGTAGATCGCAAGGAGATTCCTCATCTCCTTCTCTGCGGTGGTCCAGGTGTCGGCAAGACTACAGTCGCAAAAGCATTGTGTGATGAAATTGGTTGCGACTATTTGATGGTCAACGGTTCAGACGAATCAGGTATTGATACGTTCAGAACCAAGATCAAAAACTATGCCAGCGCGATGTCTCTTGGTGGTGGCAAGAAAGTCATTATTATTGATGAAGCAGATTATCTGAATCCAAACTCAACTCAACCAGCCATGCGCGCTGCGATGGAAGAGTTTGCTCATAACTGCACGTTTATCATGACTTGCAACTTCAAGAATCGCATCATTGAGCCACTGCATTCTCGTTGTGCTGTCATTGAGTTTAAACTCCGCAAGGAAGATAGACCCAAGATGGCAATGGCATTCATGAAGCGAGCAACGGAAATTCTAACCAATGAGAAGGTTCCGTTTGATAAAGCAGTGCTTGCTGAAGTCGTCAAGAAACACTTTCCAGATTATCGTCGTGTTTTGAATGAACTTCAGCGATACTCTGTCAGCGGTAAGATTGATGCTGGAATTCTTTCTAGTGTCGCAGATGTATCAATCACTGAACTTGTGACTGCATTGAAAGATCAAAACTTTGGTGCAATGCGTAAGTGGGTGGCTGACTTTGGTAGCGATGATCCTGCGAAGATCTATCGTAAAATCTATGACAGTCTATATGATATCATGGACAAGTCCACGATTCCAAATGCTGTTGTGATCCTTGCCAAGTATCAATATCAGTCTGCGTTTGTTCCCGATCAAGAGTTGAACCTCACCGCATGTCTCACTGAGATGATGGCAGAGTGTAAATTCTAATGAGCGTTTTAGATTTCTTCGAAGGCGCAGAGATTAAGCGCAAAGTCGAATACAGTAAAGATGACTTTTCCAATTATGACTATCAACCAGTCGTTGATACCATTATGCGAATGGGGAATCAATTTAATGAGAGAAGCGATAGATTCATAAAAGGAAGGATTATTACTGATGCTATTCAACGAGCAACAAATGGTAGGTTGAAATTCATTAATAAAGTAGGATATGATAGTGTTGATGAATCTACAAAAGTGAAATATGAGATTAGATCGTTACATGATATGTTCACAGATCATTGGAGATTAAAAAACCCGCTCAATTTGAAAAACACTTTAGGAAATCCAAAAATAGGAAAGACTTTTGATTTTTTGTGGGCAGTTCAGACAGATCCTAGAAATTTTGCAATTGCAGAGTTTGATTGGCAAACTTGTTATGACAATCATTATTATGAAGGTGGACAGTTTAAAATGAAAAGTGATGTAGATGTGGTCAAATGGATTTCTAGACGTAATACTCGAATGAAAAATATAGAACAAATAACTCTTGATATAGATAAGTTTTTGGAGCCACTATATGGCTGATCTATTTAAAGAAATTATTCCTTCTATTCTTCAGACGAAACAGTATGCGCTTTTAACGGAGCATGACGAGAAATCTTATTCATCTTTTATGGTGAATCGAGCGTTGTCTTATCATCGAGACACCGTTCTGTTAGCCAATGAGATGAATCGATTCCCGAACCTTGACAATAAACTCAAATACGATTTTCTCCTAAATATTGTTCGAGCCTCAAAAAGACCATATTCAAAATGGTACAAAAAGGCAAAAAGCAGTGATTTGGATGTCGTAAAAGAATATTATGGCTACTCTGACGCGAAAGCCGAGGAAGCATTAAAACTTCTAGATGACACTCAAATCAAAATGATGAAAGAACAATTATACAAAGGTGATTGAAATGAGTGTTGATAAATTAGTTGAGGTCACGCTAGGTCAGCAAGACGACTTCCTCAAAGTTCGTGAGACTCTTACTCGCATTGGCGTCGCTGCCAAGAACGAAAATATCCTCTACCAGTCTTGCCATATCCTGCATAAGCAAGGAAAGTATTACATTGTCCACTTCAAAGAACTCTTTGAGTTAGACGGCAAGCCAAGCAATATGTCTGATAACGATGTTCAACGTCGAAATACGATTGCAAACTTGATGGCAGAGTGGGGATTGGTTAAACTTGTTGATCCAGACAAAACAAAAGATAACGTTGCACCATTAAGCCAGATTAAGATCCTTCCGTTCAAGGATAAGAATCAGTGGCAGTTGGTCTCCAAATATACGATAGGAAAAAAGAAACGCGAGGCATAATTTATGATGAAGCATTTTTGGAATGAACCTCACATGGGTGAGAATTGGTTTACATATCCTGCTTTGTATAAAGCGATGGTCGAGAGATTTCCCGCAGGAAGTCTTTTTGTTGAACTTGGTAGTTGGAAAGGTATGTCTGCTGCGTACATGGCAGTAGAAATTATCAATTCGGGTAAAGACATTAAATTTGACTGTATTGATATTTGGAGCGAAACGCCATATCTTGGTGAGGGTAAACAAGATCTTGTTGGTGAAGCATTGATGAATAAGTTCCTTGAGAACATTGCTCCAGTTCGTCATGTAATTAATCCTATTCGCAAAGATTCCTCTCTCGCTGCTGCAGACTACGAAGATGGTTCTGTAGACTTTGTGTTTATTGATGGCGATCATTCTTACGAAGGATGCAAGAAAGATATCCTTGCTTGGTTGCCTAAAATGAAACCAAATGGTGTTTTCTCTGGGCATGATTATGCATGGCATCCTCCAGTACAACAAGCCGTGAAAGAAGTTTTTGGTGATGGTAATTTTAAAGATCCATGGGGCGGTGGTTGTTTCATTTTCCAAATGGTTGATGGTAAAGCCACTCCATACACAACCAACGAAGAAAAAGTTTTTAGGTATACAGTATGATCTATTTGAACATATATCGACTTCGAGATGATATTGAGATTCCGACATATGGAACTTCTTT